TGTGACTCCATTACCTCTTTAGGGGTCCATTTACGGTCTTTGAAGCACATAGCCTTCTGGAGCATCGTATTTTGGATTGTATGCTCTGTAAGGGCCTTCTTAAAGAGATGTAGAATAAAGAACTTCCCGTCATACTTCTTGCATCCTTCCTCGGCTGCTTCCTGTATATAGGCAGCTATTCCTTTGCCCATCTCATCTAGAATCTCTTCAGCGGTGTAGTCAGGTTGATCCTTAGACATAATGTCATAGGCAGCCTGACCAACACGAGAGCCCGTGGAACCGAAACGGTCATAGGTATAAGAAGCGTCTTTTACCAAAACCACCATCCCTCTGTTTTAGGCTCTACCGCTTCAATCTCTTGAACGATCTCCTGTGCCTGAACCGAAATAGGGGCTCTAACTGGGGTTTCTACGACTTTAGACTTTTTAGAAAGAAGGTGTTCCCTTGAAAATCTTTCATCTTTTGAGTGAGATGCACATCCGCATATTACCATCACGAGAACTAGAAATATTATCTTGTCCATTTATTTACCCTTTCCCAAACTGGGATATTTTCTTTTTACAGCTGCCTTTATACCTGCAGGATTAGGAGCATTATGTGCTAATTTAAGAGCCGATTTTGCTCTTTTCTCAGTATTTATAGGAAAAGATCCCTTAGGGGCTCCTCCAGAAGTCCCAGCCATATCCTTAGAAGAAACGTTTTTGTATTTGCCTACATTTGATCCTCCAGCCTTCTTATGAGCCTTGCGGACCTTTTCGGCTGATTCCTCTTTACCCTTGGCAATTACTATTTTCTTAGCCACTAATCACACCCTTTTTTAATGCACTTTTTCTTAGCCATTTTTTTAGCGACTAATTTTTTCTCTTCACCCATATGTTTTTTTAGCTGCTCAGGGGAATATTTAGCATATTCTTTCATATGGTCTTTGCTCATGCCTGATGCTTTAGTCTTTTTTTTCATCGTTACCTTGTTGGATAATTAGGAGGATTTTTTACCTTTTCAATCCCTTTATCTTTGGGGACAGTAATACCCTTATTTTTTAGGACTTCTTTCGCTACTTTTTGGGGTTTCCCAGGAGGTCGCAGCATTACCATTATTCTGCCCTTTCATTCTCATAGATTCCTGAAACCTCTTCAACATCGCAGGTAAAGCTATTGATATTCCCGCCACGATAGGAGGGATTATCTTTGAATTTCAGGAACTTTGCCTCAGGGGGCATATTGGCGAAACTCCCCTCTCCCATCGTCTTTTTCGGACATTTAGGAAGTGAGAAATTGTAGTTAATGTTTTTGCCTTTTTTTTCGGCAGCCATAAAGACCTACTTTTGGTTAGAGACGTTACGATTACGTTTTTCAGCATTCATGCCTTGAACATCATCAATATCGCTCATTGAGTCATCTACTTCCCCTGATCTGCCCATTCTGGACTTTGGGTAATCTTTCATCATTACTTCTTTAGGCATACCAGCGTGATCGCCTTTGCCAATACTCTCATCGTGGCCTTCTACAAAGCCTCTTCCATCGCGTGCCATTTAAATTCTCCTATGGTTTTGCGTATTTTTCTTTAACATACACGAATAACTTTTTCTTTAAAATTATTTATGCTACCTTTTTCGTTTTTTGGCGAACTGGCCTGCTCGGTTTCTGGGGCGTTCCAAGCTCTTTCTTTGCGCCTTGCTCAGCGGTCTCCGCTTGATCTCCCTGGATGAGCTTAAGGATGCCGATGGTTTGCTCGAGGTGTGTAAGATCCATGCCAGAAAGCTCTTTAACCGCTTTAACACGGTCGAGTGAACCAAGGTCGCGGTCTTTTTGAGCTTCGGCGATCCTTTCGATTGCAAGGGCACGATTTTCTTCGATCCTAGACGCCCTTTCGTAGCCGAGGCCTTGGTTTGCCATCGCTCGGGACTTAAGGTCCTCGATTTGTGCTTTGAGGACTTCGATTTGAATCTGCTGCTGTTGCTGCTGTTGCTGGGCTTGCTGCTGTTCCTGCTGCTGTAAGGCATCGGTAAGCTCCTTTTTATTTTGTAAGGTTGAAGACTCCACTAAAAGGTTCATCGGAACAGGTATCCCCATTTCTTTCATGTAGAGAAGTTGTTTAAATTGGTATTGTTTCTGAGTGGTTGTGTTGAGTCCTTCTTCGATGACAGAGTCATATTTTCCAAAGGCTCTGTTGTAAAACTGGTCTGTAGGTTGCTCATTGATGATTCTCTGCACTTTCCCCGGAGTCCAGTTGCTTTGGACGATATCGAGCATAATATTACCGAGGAGCTTCTGAGAGTTATCGAGCTGATCGAATAGGATCTGGAGAGTAGTAAGACCAGCGCCTTGTCGTAACATGGAAAGGATGCCCGCCTTATCATCATCGGCAGACCCGAGAAGCTCTTCGTTTACCCCTGAGATCTCACTGATCTCTTTTCCCAGGATCTCGGAGAGCTGTATCATCGAAGGGGGTATTTGAGGAGCGATAATCGGCTCTACATCGGTCATGAGAGCTTCAGCCTTTAAGGCTATTCCTTTACCCTGACCCTGTAGGAATACATCTTTAGGGTTAACAAGTGAGTTCTCTTTGTACTTGTATCCAGAATTAATTTGAGACTCGAGGATATCTAGCTCGATGATCTTACGTCTATTGTAGAGGTACTGAGCGTCTCTAAGGCCCCTTACGATCCCTTGAATCCGCCATGGGAACTCAGGCATTTCAGGCTGGTAGTATCCCCACACGGGAACGAATGGATATTTATCCGTACCAAGAGGATTAGGCCCGTTGTACATCACCTTTCCCTGAAGAACGATAGCGAGCTTAACAGTGGGGATAGTCGTCTTTGAGGTAATGATCTGTGGGAACATCCTTTGGAACTCAACTAGATCTTCGTCACTTCCCTGCCACTCTTTTACCTCACCGGACTGAGTGTCTATGAGGAGCTGCTGGGAACGAGTATCGGCATACCAAAACTCATCGTAGATAAGAAGATCCTGCATGCCATAGTTAAACGCCTCGGGCATAAACTGGAACTTACCATCTCTATTCGCTCCGCTTCCCTTGTAACCTTTTATCTCATCGGCTCTTCCAGGGAGGAGTTGCATAGCCTGAGTTCGAGAGACGTACTTACGGGTCCATAGATTATTGCAATCCGAAAGGTCCATCTTCTTAAAGTATGGATCAATAAGGTAAGAATTGTAGCTACAGTTATCGACTCGAATATCCCCGTTAACAGGATCGTTTCGATAATCTACCCACACGCTAAGCAGATTCATACCTGTTGTGATCGCCCCGTCAAACGCATCGGAGATCGTATTTAGAACTCCCCCGTTCCCGTTAATATGGTACATGATCTTTGAGAACTGATCCGCCGTCTCCTGGTCGCTACCCTCAATCGGCTGGACTATCGTAGACTTCCTGTGCTGGCGCTGATGGCCTGTCACCATGTTTACAATGCGTCTAATGCGGTTGAAGTTGAACTGCCTACGTCTAAAAGCTGGGAGGTTACCATATATATCATTCCAAAGGGTCTGATCTCCAGCCTTGAAACGACAGTCGATATTAGCCTCGCTCCAAAAGCTCTGATTAATTGTAATATTCCTAGCGTAAGTGTGTTCCATCAACTTGACGATACCGGAATCATCATCTACATAAAATCCGTCATCTAAATTGGGGAAGAGGGTCATTGATGCCTTTTTGAGTGTTCAAATATTTTCTTTACAATACATAAGAATTCTTTTTCTATCAAAAAAAATGAGCAATTCCCTCTTTTCTTTAATGAAGCCTTTAATTATTCTTTTTCACACAAGGCGGTGGAAATATGTTTCAACAAGATTTATTTAATAAAAGTAGCGAAGATTATCTTTACTCGGAGCTCAACAAAACTCAAAACTCGATGGAGCGTCAATTTAGAGCTGTATTTGCACTACTCACTGAGCTCCAGAAGAAATATAACGCCCTGAAGGGTTGCGAAAATAAGGGGGGGTAAGGTGCAAATTAGTGTTCATGGGGATAACAAATATTTCATTACAGTAGTCCAAAACTCAGAGGATGAAGCCATAATCACAATTCATCCCACTAAACTTTTAAAAGATCTTCTTGAATATGTTGAAAACCAAGCGAGTAAAAATGCTTTGTGATGACTGCATCACTTTTTTTAGAATTTCTCTTCCAGAAAATACCTTCCAAACGTATGGTTCTGGCCTATGTCGAGGATGCTTCAAAAAATCTCACGTCACAAATCCAGATTATCAACTGACGATAATCAAAGAATCCCCTGCGGACTCTGCGCAGATTGCTATACAGACCAGACAAATTACAGTAGCAAGTTAAAGGGATACTCCTTTAAAATAGGTCGCTGTTTAATTTGTAAAAGGCACGGTTGGGTGCTAAGGAAAAAGCATGTCGATTCCTAGCGATATTGAACTAGCCAAGTGGCTGGCAACTCCTTCCAATGAAGAACCCCCAGGTATAGAAATGTTTCCCATAAAGGATTATAGCGTGAGTAAAAAAAGAGACCTTTTCCCTGATAAGGAACCTGCCAATAGCCTTAAAAGGGAGGGGAGAGCATCTTATGAAGACGAGGAAGAAAAAAAGATCCGAAGGTCCTCCCTCTCAAGCATTAGCGAGGAGAAAGAGAGCAAATGGCAAAAGTATCTAAAGAAAAGCCAAACGAAGTGATCCAATGTGATATGTGCGGTTCTTCAATCATTGAAAATAAATGTGCTTGTGGGCAGTGGAAAAAGACGGATGATCTAGAAGCCGACCCTCTTAAAAAAACACTTGAATTCTTTCATGAAATGAATCGATTCACACTGACAGGAGATACTCCCCACCTAGGTTGTGCATTGGTTCTTTTTAGAGGGGATTACAAGGACTGTAAAGAGGTAGAAAGGTTTATTTTTCAGTTAAAAGGAAGGCCTTTTTATGATAATTGACTCCATCTCAGATCTCCACGGTAACTACCCTCCACTTGAAGGGGGCGACCTTCTCATCCTCGCTGGGGATTACACTAAAAGAGACAAATTATCTGAGTGGAACGAGTTCTATAAATGGCTCGCGGATCAGACTTACAAACTCAAGGTCTACATAGGTGGAAACCACGATAACTTTTTAGAGTCCTGCATCCCGAGTCAAATGGCTAGACAGATAGACCCTGATTACCCTAAGGATATCGAATACCTATGCGACTCTGGTGTTGAGTTCGAAGGCCTCAAGATCTGGGGCTCTCCCTGGATTAGGTCTTTTCCGGACATGAACCGAGCCTGTAAAGCCTTTACAGTTGATACAGAAGAAGAGCTTCAAAAAAAATGGGACCTTATCCCTTCAGATGTAGATATACTCATTACGCACAGTCCCCCTTATGGAGTTCTTGATACAACGATAAGAAAAGAGTGTGTGGGTTCTAAATCCCTCCAGATGGAGTTATTTCGCCGTTTAGAGACAAAACTTTTTGTATGTGGTCATATCCATGAGTCCTACGGAATAGAGCCTCCTGGGGGCTTTATAAAAAGAGCAGTGAATGCGTCTCATGTGAACGAAAACTATGAGCCAGTAAATAAACCGATTAGGATTATTCTATGAACCCCTGGTCATGCAAAAAGTGTAAAAAAGAATTCAGTAGAGATGATCTTACCGAACTATTCGGATGGGGTTATAGCGTGTGCACTCCATGCATTAACGAATGGCTTAAACTGGAGGAAACAGAGGTAAACCTACAGGGGAAAATGAACTGGATTAGCGTTAAAGACAGACTCCCTCCTAAAGAAGGAAAAATCTATTTAGCCGTAAGTTCCGAAAGAGGTATAGGAACAATTCAATGGGTGTCTGGTGGAAAGTATTGGTCTTTTCGCGCAGATTCCTATTATGGTAATCTAGAAGAAGTTACTCACTGGATGCCTTTACCTAACCCCCCTGAGGAAGAATGAGCACAAAAGCAATACAAGTCCTTCAACTTTTCTATGCCGAAGAACTAAGAGCTGAGATGTCTGCAAAGTGGGACGACGAAGGCTGGTTAGACATAAAAAAGGAAATCCCTCCTAAAAACTCACTTGTATACCTGAAACTAAGAGACATGACCATGGTTAAGGCGTTCTACCTTGTTAACCGATGTACCCCCCCCGAAATGAGTTTTTTGGACGCTCCCCATGCTGAAGGGTACTACCCAAAGACGAGCATTATAGCATGGATGCTCACCCCGGAAATAAGAAGAGAGGTAGAATGAAAATCCGCGAGCAAAAGTCAGATGACCACGAGAAGACCGAAAAGGTATATCATCTTATGCAAAAACTGTTTAACAAATATAACCATGAGATTGAATCTGCCCTTTGGATTGGTCCAATGATTGCCATCATGGCAGACTTCTATGAGAGAATTGGTCTTACGTTTGAACAGTTTAAAGAATCCATTAACGAAGCGACGGACCACTATAAATACTAATACATCCCAAAGTCTCCATCCTGGAAGATCCTCGGAAGATTAGGCCGCCCTCCTCCGAGAGCCTCAGCGTGCATTAGATCAATGTCTTTTGCTGAAAGAGTGCTACCATCTTTTCCGAACAAATGAGTAAATAAGGCATAGCGTATTGCATCGAGACTGTGGTCATTCACCTTCTTAGGCTTATCAACCCCCGTCTTTGAGCTATTCTCATCCCATACATACGACTGGAACTCCTTGATGACATTCGTGCAGCTCTTACAGATCTTAAGCGTACCATTGTTTAGGAGCTTAGAAACAAAGCGGATACCGTCGATGACCTCGTTGTTAGCCTCATAAAGGTTAGTAATACCCTGCTTCTGAAGCTCTACTCGGAACGAGACCGCCGAAGGATCAATATAAATGGCCTTGATCGGATGTCCTTGAAGGAATCTTTGAAGGTCTTCGGCATATTCCGTATCCGTTTTCTGACGTTGGTGCACTCTTGAATCATAAAAGTACTCAGACTCAATCCAAAAATTAGGAAAACGATTAGGGTCATGCCCGATAAGTACAAAAGAGCAAGGGTTAGTTGTACCGTAGTCCACACCAACGATATAACTAGCCGTATAGGTAGGAGCATAATCGATAACATGTAGTTTTTCATCAAAGAAATCATAAACTGAACCTTCCGCTTGTACCCATTTTCCCTCGATAAATCTTTGATACCATAGCCCCTTATATTGACGCTTCAAATATTCTCTGTCATCTTTAGTGAGCTCGGGGTTGTCATTGAGCGTGAACTGCCACGAGGCAACGTCGGGGTTGTCCATCAGATAATCCCGTTTAAGCCAGTGATAGGGAGAATCGGGGTTGGTTGTACCGAAGATCTTAGCCCCTCTCATCGCGCAACGAGAGATAAGCATCTTAAAAACCGACTCGGGGATGATCGTAATCTCATCAACATAGGCCCCAGAGAACGTAGGCCCTCTTATCTTGGCCTCAGCCCTCTCATCGTCAGCCCCCACAATGTGGATCGTCTTGCCAAAGATATGCATCTCACGGTTGCCCTTGTAGTACTTAACGTCTGAGCCTATCATAGCCGTTAGCTCAGGGAGTACGTTACGCTTGAAAGAATCGTATGTTCTGGTGATGAGGACGTATTCACCCTCGGGGCCTTCCTCTAGCTCTGTAAGGAAGCGCCAAAGAGATATGTAGGTCTTGCCAGAGCGAACAGCGCCTTCCCATATATTGATCTTGGCGTTAGACTCTTGAAACGATTTGATTTGAAGGGGGGATGGCTCGCCTTTGGTATTCATAAAGATTTTATATAGGTTAGGAGATAATAAAGTGGAAGATAAAACTATTGATCCTCCCCATGGCTAAAGCCATGGGATTGCGTCGCGAGCTTGTTCAACCCTTAGTCTCACATACAAATGAAAAGAGGGAACTTTTTTAGGGTCCCCTCAAGCTAAACGAAGGTATTGTCATCCCCCAGGAGGGGTTAATTTATTTATATAAAAACTATTTTATTTAATCAAGGAAAGGTTCCAGTAGTTGGTATCTGGTTTCCTGAAACTCTCCAGATCCACAGCTTGAAGTTCCTGGATCTTCTTGTAGTCTACCGATCCTTTCCTTGTCTTTTGCGCTAGGTACACCCCCTCACCATTTGCTGGAACACCATCAGAGAACAAGATAGCTTGGCTCAGTAAGAAGCTCTCTTCCTCTTTGATCTCGTTCTTTTGTACTTCTAGAAAAGCTAACCTATCTTTTATATGAAGCCAGTCCGTGTTCCCTGTCATATCCTTAGCACCTGACTGGACCCTTTCCCAGAACTCCTCCTCTTTGCGGATGAGCTCTTTTACATATTCAGGATCTTTCTCTACCTCTAGGATCTTTCCTTCTATTCCATTGTGGCTGACGTAGTACATCTTATCGTATCCAACAACTTCCATCTGGTGTTGGAGCTGAGGATAGTAATGCTTAGGTACTTCGTCATGGAGATCCCTACAGCTCTTGATCTCAACCAGTACCTTCTCCGCCTCGTTGATTCCATCGGTGGTAGCTCGCATCCAGTTCCTCTCCGGATGCTCATAACACTTCTGAGACTCTAGAAAGATACCAGTCTCACCAACGAAGAACTCGAAGGCGATAGGCTCAATGGCCCTTCCTCTAGCCATAGCTGCGTTATCTTCCTGGTCTCCACCGATTACCTTCTCTTTCCAGAGCTGATTGATAGTCTTGTAAGGGGATACCCCCATAATTGTTGGAGCGTCACTAGCTCCTATTCCCGACTTACGCCACTCCAGCCATGCTTGCTTTTCCATGCTTTACCTCCTTAGCTTTTTGCTGTCTTTTATCTAGTGTGTTCATGACAGTCGCGAACTGCGCTCTACTGATCGTATTCAGGTCGTAGACGTTAAACGTCCTGCGGAAATATTCCACCGCTGTATCTGAATCCTCTAGCTTCTCTAAAGCTCCCATCATCCGATTTTTATCGGCTTCAGCAAGTTCCATCGTAGCTTCTGCGTCGTCATCTGCAGGGCAAACACCAACGATTGCAGCTAAGGCATAGCGTCTAGCATAGGTTATAGCAGCTCCGATAGCCTGAGAGTCTAGCTTCTGTGTGATCACTGGTAGATAGCTCTTAATCCACTGGCCCGAGCTATGAGCTAGTGTAGTCACTAGAATAATCTGAGACTCCTTGTGTTCCATCGTTTGGATAACAGCAAGCCCCTGCTCTGTAAGAGAGTCTTTGCAAGCTACCCATACACTTGTTAAGTCAGCGTAGTCCGACTTGAAGTATGGATTCTTAGAGTCCTGCTTGGCCCCCTTGATTTTTGACTGTGCGATTGATAGAGCTTTCACTAGCTCGTTAATTTGTTCTGATTGATTCATTATCTTACTCCGTAAGGTTGAGTTGGTCTGTATTGTATAGGCACATCAAAGTACTGTGCTGCATTTAAATCTTCATAATCGTAGGTGAGGTACCCATCTAAGAAACGCGGATCTTTCTCTAGAATATCATCGAGCAAAACTTCTGCTTCGTCGTATGAAATATCCTTGTCCTCTGCGATTTCT